GGCAAGCGACTGGTTTTCCACCCACCCCATGACCGGAGCGGGCATCTTGACCGGAGCCGCCTTTGCTGCCTTTTCAGATTTTGTCTCGTAACGGTCCTTGGGACGCTCACGAGCCGGGGAAAGCAGCTTCACGCAACGCCCCTGTCGGCCTTCACAGCCGCTTCTAGGTCTGCCTCGAACTCGGCGAGTATATCGTCGTAGGCCAAACCCTTCTGCCGCTTCCAGCGCCAAATGGTGGCCCTCGCAAGCAGGCTGTCTGGGAATATCGGCTGATCTGTGTCAGTGGTTATTGCAGCTTTGCCGGGGATCCAGTTCGTCGAGACGTACCGGACCTCTGCGCCCTCTGAGCCGATGGTTTCGGTGAAGTAAATCTTGCCATCCCGGAGCATGTAATAGGGCTGTGTCGGCGGGAACTTTTCAAACAACTGCCAGAGTTCTGGCGAAAGGCAGGGGCGAACAGGCACGTGCCCGCTCAAGCCCCATATCACCGCGCCAGCATCAGACATTTCCTGGAAATCAGCAGGAAGCGTCTGCGAGGAGGCATTGGCGACGGTGAAACTTGCTGCCGCCTTCGTCCATTCGGCGCGGCGGTTAATGTCTTTACCTGCGGTATTCATCAGAGACAGGATTTGCCGCATCTGAAAGTTGTTGTCCGCGATGGATGGGGACGTGAGGTCAACCCCACACTCAGCAAGAACCTCTGGAAGAATGTTTGCGACAGTCATAGGGCACCTGCCGCTCTGAATGGCTTGCGACCGAACCGCACAATCGCATCAGCGCTGCGCTTTTCTGCGGCGAGGCTGTTGAACATGGCCTCTGCGGCGGCGGCCTTCTCAGCATCGAGCCGCGCCATGAACACCTGTTTCAGCATCGCGTAGAGATAGATTTCCGGGTCGCTCTCGATGAGCCAGTTCGTCCCCGTCAGGTCGAGCGGCTGGATTTTGGCGTAGTAGTAGAGCGTCACATCCGTATTCGGGGTGGTTGTGACGATCTTGTTGCCGCGAATAGCGTATCCGTAGATCGGGCGCGGCAGGACAAACGGCGTCAGGGTGGCTGTCGGGAAGTCGATGGCCTCGGCCTCGCGCACCCCGATCTGAACCATGCGGATCATGGAGAAGTCGCTCGGGAGCGTTGCTTCTCCACTTGCATCGGTCGTCAGAACCTCGATGGACTCGCTATCCCCGATCCTCAGCGCCTTGTCGATGGCTGCCTCTGCCATGCGCAGATACATGGACGCGCGGGTGGCAACAGTGCTGTCGCCGCTCCGCTCCGTCACTTCTGCGATGAGTTCGGGATAGTCCATGCGTCACCGGGTTTTGAATGCGGGGTTCTCTGCCAGCCATTTGTCGATGTATTGGCTGTCTTTCTGGTTCTGCGCCGCAGCGAGTTGGCTGTAGTGCAGCGTCAGGGGAACAGAGGCAATCTTTGCCCACTCCCCCATTCTCTTGCCTTGGTTGTCCATCCGGTCTGCGTGGTTCTCTGAGAGAATTTCATCCACGTGATAATCCGTCCGGTAGGTGTCAGACCCATCCGGGTTTGACCGTCTCCATACTTGGCGCTTGGTGTGAAAATCGTAGTCGTGAAGCACCCAATCGCCGTCTCGGATCATTCTTCACCCGGCATCGGATCGGCGCGTTCCGCCTTGTTGGCAGCGATGAGCGCCTTGGCTTCAGCAAGGGGGAGTTCGATGATCTGACCGGCGTCAACCCGGACATCTTCCTCGGGCCAATAAGCGTGAAGCAGTTTGACCGGGGCCTTCTTGGTGTCGTCCTTTGCCACAGTGGCGCTCCTATAAATGGGAAAAGGGGGCAGTTTCCCGCCCCCTCTGGGTTCAGTCTCTGAAAGAGAAATCAGGTCGAAACGGTCAGGCCGAACACGTCAGCCACAACGCCAAGGCCAGCTTCGTTCGCGACCTTGAGGGTGTGCTCACCGATGATGACGCCGGCGGTCGAGTCCGCGTTCGTCACGACATTCGGATCAGCCTGGATTTTCCGCAGAACCTTCATGCCGAGCATTTCGTCGTCCAGAAGGAAGACGTTCCGCGCGACACCAGCCGAAGCGGCCATGATGCGGTTCGGAATAACGGCGATCCGGCCAAACGGGCCATCGTAGTAGTCAGCGGTCGCAACAATCGTGCGCTTACCGGTGGCATCAACGGCCATGCGGAAGGGCGCAACGTTGGTGTCCGACATGAAGGTAACGAAAACCGACTTCACGTAAGGCGACATGACCGCAAACTTGACGTTTGCGCCCGACACGTAGGCCGCTTGCATCGTGGTATCCAGCAGCGCCTTGGTAAACGCGCGCTGGGTGCCGTTGGTAGCGGCAACCGTCAGTTTGGTGACGGGGTTATAACCACCGTTCGCACCGGCCGCGCCGCGCGACACGTTCGAGGTCAGCCACGAAGGCAGGCCGCCCATGACGCGGGTCGAGCCAGCAACCGACGCCGTGTTCGACACGAGAGCCAGTTCGGTATCCTTGCGGATTTCAACGCCGCGCTTGACCTTGAACGTCTTGATCTGTTCGGCCTTGCCTGCGTTGTCCACGGCTTCCTGGGTGTTGGAAACAACCCATTCTTTGCGCATGATCTGCGTGTAGTTGCCCACACGGGTCACGGCGGCCGATGCGCTGAAGGTGTATTGATCGCCTTCAAGCTGAGCGTTCGCAGCCGGAGCAGCGAGCGTGTCAATCTCCCACTCGGGGAAAATCGAGGAAGCGTTTTCCTTCGAAATCATCGAGTAGATGGGGGTGTCTTCCGGGGTGATGCGCGAAACAACGTCGCTCAGCGATTCCCGGTTACCCTTGGGGGAGGTCGTGGTAAAAGTGTTGGTAATGACTGCCATTTTAGCACCCTAGGTTTTGGGGGCTACTCGAAATCCACCTTGATGGCGTCTCTCCAGCTGCCCGACTTGGCGAGCGCGTGCATGGCCTTCTTGTTATCCACATTGACCGGCGAAGCTGCCGGTTTTGCCTTCATCACCTTTGGTGTCTCGACCCGACGCGAGGCGTTCTTGCGGTTTTCCTCGGCCTTCATGCCCAAGCGGGCATAATGGACAAGGCGCAAAATCCTGTGGTCGTGGGTCTGTGAGACTTCTTCGTCTGAGAAGCCGAATTCCTTGGCAGCGGTTTTAACCAGACTGTCAAAGGATGCGCGCTTGGCAGGATCAGCGAGCGCGGGCATGGCTTTCACCAGTGCGGCTTGCTCACGCGCCTGATAGTCGCGCAATTCAGCTTCCGACATGGCCTGTCGGCTTTGATCGACGGCACCCTTCATCGTTCCAAGCTGTTGAAGCTCGGCGATGGCGTTTTCCCGAATTGCCAGTTGATACTGGTATTCACCCGGATTGGTGCGCGCCAGTTCAATCGACGGCGGCGGAGGGATGAGGCTTTGCAGATAATCGTGAAGGTTCTGCGCCACGGTATCAATGACCTTGGCTTGCTCCGAGAGTTGGGATTTTGTGGCCTCTACGGCCTTTCTCTCGTTCGCAACTTCGGTCGTTTTGTGGGTGTAGTCCTTGGCCCGGAAGTAACCCTCCTTGAGTTCCTTCAGCGTGACCTTGTCGCCACTGTCGAGTGTGACCTCGACCCCATCATCATCCTCGGATTCCGCGTCAGCCTCTTCAGCTACGGGTTCTTCTTCGGGTTCAGCATCGTCTTCAAGTGCTTCTGAGGCGGCTTCGGGGCTGTCAAAGAATTGATCCTCGTCCCCACCGGTTTCGGCCTGCTCGTCAACAATACCTTCGGCTTCGCCAACCTGTTCGGTTGCGTCCATGTTCTCAGCTTCCTTGCTGGTGAAGTTACCGTGACTAAGCCACGGCATCCGTGCGCTGATTGGTCTTGTCGCTCAGAAGCGATTTCAACTTCAGCCGGACGGATCTGATTGCGCGCACTTCGCTTGCCGCGAGACGCCGCAGTTCGTCGTCGCCAATCTTCGCGTTGATGCCAGTTTCAATGGCAATGCGCTCCAATTGGTCGAAAATCTCTTTCAGTAGCTCGTTATCGAGCAGATATTGGGCTTCGCCGTTCATGCGATCCTCACAAGAGCAGCAACAGCGCCGCTTCGTTATTCCGCCTCTTGCGCCTGTACTCAGCCACCCGCGCCAACTCAGCGCGAATGTCAGCAATCTCCGCCTGTAGCTCTTTCCTGCGAAGTGACCGCATCGTCATGCCGCGAAGGGCCTCGGATATGGCTTGCAGGTTGTCCCGTATGATCGGGCTTGGCGTCTCTAGCGGCTGGAAGGCCTCGACGGCTTCCTGAGCGGCCTCCTGCGGGTCATCGGCGCTGACAATCTCGTCAAGACTGTCCTCGAATTCCTTTAGCTGCTTGTCGTAGAAAAGCTGTTTCCAGCTAGGCGCGTCCGGATCGGCTGACCGAATGATGATCGGGCCGACGCCAGTCGCGGACAGGCTGAAATCAAGCGTTACATCAGCGGCCCCAGAAATGCCAGCCAAAGCATCATCCATCCGCCGATCGAGCGCCCCATCCGAGGCCCATGATTGCAGATAAGACGGATAAAACTGCGCCTCAATTGGGTCAACAAACTGCTGCGAATAGGGTTGCCGCAACTCGACCCCGGCAACGACATTAGGCCGAGACCCTACGCCGCTTTGCGTCCATATTTCAGCGTTTGCTGCGATGAAGCCAGAGGCCCATATGGCCTCCAAGTCCTCCTGGAATGCAGCGGCGGTATCTACTGCGCCATCATTGACGAAGTAGAACGCCATTTATTAGCCGATCTCTTCGAAAACCACATCGATAGTGACGGAACCAGTGCCGACCGCGCTGCGGAGCGAGACTTGCCCTGACGGCGGCACCTCGATCTCGGAACCCGGCATGAACACCAGCGGCGAATAGGCGCCATTCGAGTTGACGCCAATCCTGCGGATCGTCACGCCAAGGGTCGGCTGAGTGGTCCACGAACCAGCCACGGTCGTACCGGCGGCGGGTGCCAGAGTAGCCAGCGGCGTCGGCGTAATGGCGACCGGCGTTGCCCCGCCCGTTGATCTGGACACCAGAATTTCATTGGCAACTGACGTGGTGCCCTGACCATACACCCGGATTTCCCAGATTTTCAGCGCGCGGGTCGATGGCGCGGTGATGGTCATTGAATCGTTCGTGGTTGATAGGGCCGTGCCTACCTTATTCGCAGAGTATCTGGCACCCAATTGGGTTCTCCTTTACTGGACCGGCTCAACGCCGATCACATCGCCATTTGCGTCCCGGACAACCCGCTTCGGCCCATTGGCTTTGGCGAGTGTATCCAGCATTTTTGACATTGCGTCAGTCATGTTGCTTTCACGAATGTCGGCCTTGGACTTTGTACCATCCGGCGTGTCCTGCGCGTCCAGCTTGAGCAGTTCCAACTCGCGCTTGTCGTGCCTTTCGCCGACCCAACAAAGCTGTTCGCCATTTCAGTTCACCGGGATGATATCACCGAACTCGGCAATAATTTCGCGCTCACCCCTTTTCAGCGAATGAACGCGGCCAGGGAAATTCTCCGCGTCTTGCTCCATGAGAGTGCGGATTTTCCATGGGAACCGCGCATTTCTAAGAAACTCACGATCTGAATGTGGCAGACCATCAAACAGACGCATTTCCGTTTCCGCGTCGTGCTGATACGCCAGCCATTCATCCATTTCATTGTTCGACATCAGTTCACCGGTTCGACGCCGACCACATCCCCGTTCGCATCGCGCACAACACGCTTCGGCCCGTTGGCCCTGGCAAGCGTATCAAGCATTTTCGACATGGCGTCCGTCAGCCCGCTCTCACGCATGTCGGCTTTCGACTTCACACCATCTGGCGTATCCTGAGCATCGAGCTTGAGCAATTCCAGTTCGCGCTTGACGTTCAGTTCTCGCTCTTTCATCGCCATTTCGGCGCTGAACTTCTCACGCTCAAAAGCCACTCTCTGCGCTTCAAGTTGGGCCTGCATCTGAGCATCATGCTGTTTTGTCGCCAGATCGGCCTGCATCTGGGCCATTTCCTTGTCGCGAGCAACCTCAGCCTTCATACGCTCGGACTGAGCCGCAATTTCCAGCTTGGCCTGTTCCAACTGAACAGTCGTTTGCGCCTTCATCTGCTCAAGCTGGGCGTTGACCTTGCCCTGCTCCTGGATCTTCACAACGTCAGGATTGGGCTGGTTCTTTTGCGCTTCCAGCTTGGCCTGCACCTCTTGCGGGTCAGGATCGGTGAAGTACGGTTGCGCGCTCGGGAAGCCAGCGGTTTCCGTGATTTTCGACAGCGTGTTGTAAAGCTGATCCGGCTTGACGAATACGTTATCTGGACCCATCGACAGCAACAGTTCCTTCTGAAGGCCATAGATGACCTGAAGAACCTGTAGGTCGCGCTCTTTCGTCCCGCCACCAAGACCAACGTTCACCACGCAGTCCATGTCAGCGTTCCAGACGCGCGGGTCATACTGAACCCACTTGCCCTTCATGCGGACCGTGCGTGGCCCGTCAGCATGTGCAATGACAAGCCGCAGAAGCCCACGGAACGCCTTGCGTAGCCCGTCATTCGCAATCGAGCGAACAATCATGTCGGCCTGAGCAATGCCCTTTTCAGAGGCAAGCTGCGCTGCCGCCGCCGTAACGTCTTGCAGGCTTTCCGGATCCAGACCGCCAGAGGCGTCCGTTATCCCGGTCATATCGTTGGCTTCGGTGTCGAGGTATTCCATCATCTGGAATGACTTGTCGGCGACGAATGGGACGACCTCCCACTTGATTGCGTCGTCCAGCGTAAAACCAGCGTTCAGGATGATCGGCTCGCCGAATTTCCCATTCGACAGGGACTCCGGGTTCGCCACTGCGTCAAGGCGATAGGCCGGACGCAGGTTGTTGGTCGCATAGGTGTTATCCAGCGTGGCGCGCAGGATTGCGGTCTTGATGCGCATGTGATTGCGCAAATCCTCATACAGAGAATGACCCTCGAACTGGTGAGGGTCGCGCTCAATCACGACAGAGGCATATGGCGCTTCGTCTACAGGCTCCAGACCAAGCACAACGTTCTTGTTGGAATCGGCCCCGTTGTCACCGAACACGATCCGGTAGCACTCGGCAATTCCGTCTCCGTCCTGATCGACCTTCACATACAGTTCCCAGACGCGAATGAGTTCAAGCGCCTTTCGGGTTTCTGCTTTGGAAGTCGAGTAATCGTCCTGCATACGTGACTGGTCATCATCAGACCCGCCGTCATGGGCCTCGATCTGCCAAACCATATCCTTGTCGTAGCCCATCGACACGAAGTCGGAGCGCGGCTGGATGATTTCCTCGCCGCACAACTCCGCTTCCTCAATGCTGTCAGCGCCGGGTGTGATCAGGAACGCGCCACGAGGGATTGCCTCCAGTTTTGGCGTGACAGTCTCGGTCACCCGTCTCAGCTTGAACGAGTGCCGACGTGCGTTCGGATCAAGCGCCAGAACCTGCGGATCAGTTTCTTCACTGGTCTTGTGCTCAAGAATTTCAACAGACGGGTCACCCACGAGGCCAAGAAGCGCTTCGTCCGGCTGGTCAGTGTAGTCCTGGATCGTGACCTTGCGCTGGCGATAGGCCGACCATTTGAGAACGCCGGTCTTGAGCAGCATTGCGTCGTGAATGGCGTCGTAAATAGCCCTCTCCACATCGCTCTCGCGAATGCAGACCGTGTTGACGTAATCTGTCGCCTGCTGTGCTCCCTCTTCGTCTTCTGGGCCAACAGGCGTGTACTCCACCACATTGCCACCGCTAAGGATGGTTCTGATGACGGATGGCATAACTTTTTTCATCTGCGCCCGCAGCACGTTTGCCACGGCTTGCGAGCGGCCAACCTCAGCCGGTAGGTCAACCATTTTCCCGGCGTAATAGTCCATAGCCATCTCGCGGGCTTTGGATTGCTCCGTCAGGTATGAGACAGCCGCGTCCTTCAGGCGGGAAACATGTTCGGCCAGCGCGTCAACGCTGTCGATTGGGGTTTCTTCGTCCATCAGGAATCCTTAGACCACCACTCTCGGGGTGAATTTCGGCATTGCCACACGTTGGGTTAGTTGCAGGCCCATCACGCCGCAGCGGAAGGCGTCAGCACCGTGGGAAGCCCAGTCGTGCAGTGGTCGTGTTTTCAGTGTCAGGTTCTTGTCGTCGTATTCGGCGCGGTACATGCGCAGGCAATCAATCCCGCGATCCATGCCTTCGCCTGTGGAGTTGAACCACATCTGCGGGAACTTCATGCGTACCGCGCTAATCCCTTCGTCCACGTTGTGTCTTGCGACCACTCGGCAGTCCAAGCCCCTGCCCCGCAGAAAGTCCATGCGGGTTTTCCCGGTCTGCAACTCACGCGCCTCGGCATCATGCGGCAACAGGTGCAGGTGAACCGGAAAACTGCGCACCTTGATATAATCAACGTAGTGATCGAGGCCGAAGCCGCTGTTCTCGTAATATTCGAGCCAATGAATCTCCTTGCCGACCTGTTGGCCGAACCAGAGCGCCATTGAATCGCCTATGCCCAAGTCCCATGCGCAGAACACATCAGCCGACTTGTCATGCGCGAGCGGCAGAATGCGCGGCTCCGCAATTTCCATGTCTCGGCCATAGTAAGCGCCGATAACCGCCGCCTGAAAGCTGCACTCATATTCCTGAGCATACTGCTCCGGCGTCATCATGGCGCGGGCGTCAGCGAGCTCCTCCGGCTTGATCAGTCCGGTTCGCGACGCTGGCATAGCACCCCAGAACCAGCCGTCTGTAATCTTTGCCCGCTCGTATATGCGGAAAAACTCGTTGCGGCCTTTTGGTGTGCCAATGAAGGTTGCCCACCCTTGTCTGTCGCTCAGGGCGGGCCGGATAACCTCGGGAAAGGCGCGCGGGTCTAAGTCGCCCGCTTCGTCAATCACTGCCCCGTCCAGATACAGGCCGCGAAGCCTGTCGTAGTTCTCTGCCCCGTAAAGCCGAATGCGCGCTGAGTTCGTCGGGAATGTAACGCTTAACTCAGTCTCGCTCACAGACATGCCAGGAATACCGGCGGTGTATGCTTTCAGATAGGCCCAAGCCACGTCCTTGGCCTGCGTGTAGGTTGGCGCGATATAGGCGAACCGCGGGTCTTTGCGCTTGCACTCAGCTGCGCGCTTTATCAGATCCATTATGCAGGCGACTGTCTTGCCCGCCCTGCGGTGTGCGACGATACATGCCCAACGTTCCTCGCGCTCGATATATGATCGAAATGGCTTGCGCGGGATGATGTTGAGGTGGAGATCAGGCATCGCCGCCGATTGTGACGATCAGGTTCAGCGCGTTGCCGTCTGCGTCGGTATGTGCAACTTGTGCCAGATCAGGCAGGGCTTTTTTCAGCAGAATATCAATCGCCCTGATGCGGTTGGCATCCAACTCAACAATCGGATCCGATTCATCCGACGAATTTGGCTCTCTTTCGCCTAAAGCAAATGCCTGCAAGCGTTTTACGAGCTGGGTAGTCCTGATTGCGGCCCGCGTTTGCTCTTGTTGAAGCTTGGTCGGTACCGTCTTTGTGGCGGCCATGATTTGTATTCCGCGCTTGGCGGCTCCTGATGTTCAGGGTGATGGGATGCCGGTCTTTCCCGACTGCCAGCGTTACCGCAGGGTCAGCACTTCTTGCCGCCTTTGCCCTTGCCTTTGGTCTTTTTCATCGTCGGCCCCTGAAATGCAAGACGCGCCGCAAGGTTTCCCCCGGGCGCTCTTTTGGATTATGGTGATTTTAGGTATTTCGCCCTGCGTGTCAATAGGTTTTGTCTATTGAACAGTTCCGATTATCGGCGATGAGGATCGGCAACTTGAATTTTAGGCACTTCGAATATGGCTTCCAGCGGGATAATGGGCGAGCCACAAAAGCAAACCCCCGGCTTTCAGGCCGGGGGTTCACAAGAAGATATTGGTATCCAGAAGTACCAATCTTTTACTTCAGCGGAAACGCAAACGCAAGACTCACCCCCCCATAGCCTTTGCCAGCCTGTCCAGCGCGTCGCACAGGTGCTGATAGCCTGCCCGCATGTTTTGCCCGCCGTAAATTCGCTGGCCGCGTTTGTCCTTCACGCGCTCGGGGCCGTGGCGATCCAAGACGCAGGCGGTTATGATCTGCATGTCGTCGGTGATTATCAGGCGGGCTATGACGTGGTATTTGCTCAGCCTGTCGATTTGGATTGTGACGGCATGATCTGGCTTCGGTGAGGATTGCACTCTGTCGTTATCGGGCCAGCCGGGCGCGCGTTGCGTTGCTTCGAATGCGTCTCGCAGCTTTTCGGCGGCGTTGAATCCTGCGGTGGTGATCCATCCCCGGCGGTGCCAGACTTCCAGCATATCCACTCGGCGGGCGCGCTTGACGTTATTCGGGTTTGGCGTTTCCTTGCCCGTTTCCGGATCAATCTCCGTTGCGGCTTCCTCGATCAACCCAATGCGGTTTGCGGGGCCGTCTGCGCCCATGTCCCAAGGGTTTGGGGCGAGGGTTACTTGCGTTTTGGCGCGGACGCGGGTGCCGTGTTTGAGCTTGGCGCGCTTCATTTGCCCAACCACTCCCGCACTTCGCGCTCCAGATTGAGGGCGGAGTCCTTGCCCTCGTCCATGCCTGTTGGCTCATTCCAGCGGCAGCGGATCATGGCTGCATGAATGCGGGTGAGAAGCGCATGTGCCTCAATGCGCCATTGCTCGTCGTAGGTTTCGGCGCGGTTCATCAGCGAACCTTCGGGCCAACAGCGCGCTTTACCGCCTCAACCCGCGAATGCAGATCCTCGAATTTGCCGCGCAAGTCTTTCAACTCGCCGAGGTTCTTCTCAACAGCCTGAACCAAAGCGCCTGCTGATTTCATGGCCGCTGCGACTTCCGTCTGTATCGCGTCCATTTCGGCATTGCTGCCGTCCGGGCCAAACAGTTCCTCGCGGATTTCAGCGACCCACCCCCACATGACGTCCGAGCCGATTGCATGGGCTACCGTCTTGTCTGTCTCGTCGCCGGTATAGCGCTTGGCTTTGTCGTCATAGACTTCTTCGAGAAGCGCAATGATCTGGCGCTTCTGCGATCCACTTGGGCGGCGCAGTTCTGGCGGAAGTGGCGGCATTACGTCTGCAATCTTGGCGTCCATTGGCTTCTCCTGTTTTTCATGTTGGGGCTTGCAGCTTGGGCAAAGCGTTTCGCGGCTTGTGCAGAGCCAGCCCATTTTCACCAGCTTTTCGCTGGCCTGCTTGGGGTGGCTGAGGGAAAGGCTTTTGTGCCACTGGCCGCGTCCGCCGTTTGTTTGGCCGTGGAACGCTGTAACGGACTCTTTGGCCCCGCAATTATCGCATGTTGCCGTTGCTTGCTCTTGTCCGCGCTGGCCTTTGGTGGCTTGGATCATACGCGCACCCACATTCTTACGCGGGCGCGGCCCACCAGCTTGCGGCTGTATGTCGCCTTGCCTTCCAGGCGAAGTATCCTGAGAGCGCCCCACGTCGATGAGGTGGAAACGCCTGCGACCTCCGCGATTTCGTTGGCGCTTTGCGGAATGTCCGACACCACGTCAAATATTCGCGCCACAAGCTGCCCGCTCACTGCTTTCGGATCGACCTCAACTTTCGGCGGCTTTACACGGCCTTCCTTGATGGCGAGTTCCATCCACCTGTCGGCAAGTTCTGCCTCGGTGAGCGGCTGGCGCTTTTGGGCCGGGGGCTTTGGCTTGGCTACGGGAACGCCGAAACGCGCGGTT